ATGTTGGCTATCGCTAAGGCTGAGAATAGAAGCTGTAATCCTCTTAATCATAATCTTACCAACTCTGAGAACCACGGAGTATGTGTTGGTAGCTATGGCGTATTACAAGTTGGCTGTCTGCATTTTCAACCTCACGATGACAGAAACGACACCGCAACAGTTGTAAGAGTTGCTTATCGAGTTTGGCGGTCTCAAGGCTATAAAGCATGGACTACATATCGCACAGGGGCGTATAAGGAGAATCTATAATGGCTGATAAACAAAGTTTACTAGCTGGAGTGAAGCTAGAGTACGAAAGACTAGAAAGTGAAGACTATCTAATAAAACGTCTTCGCAATTGGCGCAATCGTATGCGTCGTAAACAAAAGGACAAGCAGTAATGTATATAAGAGCAACTCACAAGAAGTTTGACTTAGAAAGCATTAAGGCTGTAGCTACTTGTCCAGAGTGTAAATCTAAGCATCTCATGATATCCAGAGGAAGACTCACTTGTCGTAATTGTGGTACTGAGATAGGCAGACTTGGTAAGACTAATAAATATGGTGCTAAGCGCACTGAGATGAATGGTAAGATATACGATTCAAAGTTTGAAGCACAAGTAGCCGCCGAGCTAGAAATTGAAAAGAATCTCGGCCAGATAAAAGACTATGACACTCAATACAGAATAGAAGGTTGGGTCTATGACGAAAATGGCAATCCAGCATTCCCATATCGTCACAAAGTAGACTTTAGAATACACAATCTAGACGGATCATTCACTTTACGCGAAGCGAAAGGTGTAGAAACTGATGACTATAAATGGCGTCGTAAGATCCTAGAGAAGGTGTGGCTACCAGCCCACCCTGAATATACATATGAAGTCGTATATCAGAAGAGTAGCAAGCGTTATAAGCGAAAAGGAGCGTCTAGATGATAACTCAAAGAAAGAAAGCAGTACTTGCATTATGGAAGTTATATAAAGCCATGAGCAATACTGTAGACTCACTCATAATCAACAGAGAAGATATACCTTCTGCTGATCAATGGATAAATGACTTAGAGTCTGACATGAAGGTAGTTAAAGAGTGGATTAGCGCACTATCTGACAATTATTAAATAGTCTGGTGCCCAGATCTGCGTTTGTACCATTGGCGTAGAAATTTGTAAAGTGTGTGGTTAAATGACTAGACTCCATAAAGTCTCCTACTTAATCAAAAATCTAGTAACAGCCAGACTTTTCTTCCCATAAAACAATTTAATACATCCATTACAAGGAGAAGTGATATATGAAAAAACCAGTAGCAGAAGTAAATATTAAGATATCTAGTGAAAACGGTCATTACAAAGCCAACACTTTCGTCAGTATAGACTCTGACGATGTAGAGGCTACTCTTGCCATACTAGAAGCTTTAGGTAATTTATCAGGAAAAATTATCAATGAAAAATCAAAGGAACTCGTAAAGAATGTCTTTAAGGGTATTGTACCAGATGACGAACTAGAGAAAATTATTACAGATATTGAGGAAAAAGAATGTACATACTGATTTGGATATTATTTGTAATGTTTATTCTAATTCTTGTAGCTATATCGGAATGTCAAATAGCTAAACAAGACAAAGAGTGGCTAAAAGATTTCAGGAAGGATGATATATGGAAAAAGGAGGAAAAGACATGGAAAGAGAAGTAAAACCTTATTACGAAGTCTTCAAACGTATTAAAGAGGAGGCTCCGAACGGTGTTGTATGTGAAGATATAGACAATTTCATCAAAAGATATGAGGAGGAACATGAAAATCTATAACGTAGAACGCAAGGAAGCGTATGATCCAGACACGGAACCTAGCAAGATAGATAACGATGACTTGCAATATCTAGACGAAAAAGACTATGAGTATATTATCTGTAGTTATGCTCAGGATATGTGGTCGGGCGAAGGCGCGGCAGTCCTTAAAGACAGAAATGGTAAGTTCATGTTTATAGAATTAGGTCATTGCAGTTGTTATGGTCCGCTAGAAGAGCGTAATCCGAAATGCATCTATTCACTAGAAGAAATAGTTAAGTTGTTAGATAAGCATTGCAAGGATACTTATGGTGGATATGCCAAAGCTGTTGCTGAAAAACTTAAGGAATTGGAGGGATGAATAATGATGAAAGATAAGTCATCTATAGAAATAGAAACTAGCTGCGCACCCGCACCTCGTCCGTATATTGTAGATATTACTAGTATGCCATATAGAACTCGCGATAAGAAAAATATGACATACTACATCATAAAATATTCAGACGGTAGCATTCACAGTTTTAAGAAAGAAGAAGGTGAGACTGATAGGGCTAGTCGTCTTAAGGTTAAGGCTATTACTAGAAAATTTAAGGAGTTAGTAGAGAAAAGGGAAGGTATTCAAAATGAAAGATGATAACGATCCGATAATCGGTGTAGTATTGTTCATTATTAGTGTAGTTGTCTGTATAGGACTTGTAATATCCAGACGGGAGGAAAACAAGAAAGCGCTAGAAGTGAAAAAAGAAACTGAGACTCAAGTCTGTCAGAGAGTTTTCGGTAAAGATTATGTATATCAAATACCAAAAACTATACACGAAACACCTTATTGTCTAGGAAATGACGGTATACGTAAATATCTGAAGAGAGATGAGAATGGAAACATTAATCAATAGATGCCCGTCAAAGTCATATATGGATAACTCAATAGTATGCGATAAGTGCGGAAAGTTTATTAGATATCGTGGTGTGTATGGATATTCTCATATATGCAGTGGACATATGAAAGAAATAAACAGGCATTTCAAAAATGCTATTATGTTTGCAAGTACTCGAGAGGAGGTTCGCAAAGCATGTGAGGCGCGTGACTATGCTAACGCTCTATACAATCCAGAGCATAGGTATATTAGAAATAATGATATATAAAATTGAGATCATAGAAGTCAGTGAGTAAAGAAAAATGAAACTAGTGCTATCGGTAATTATCATTCTAGCGCTTGTATATAATTTACGTAAATATTGGTCTATCAAAAAGCTACAAATGTACTGTATTTATTGTAACTCGCACAGGAACGAATGGTTCGGACTTAAACGTTTTATAGAAAACCGAGGCAGATGTTTTTATTGCAGGATAGATTATCTAGATGCCAAATACGGTCCTAGCGAAACGGCTGAACTGTGGAAAAGACAATGTGGTCAATATAATAGACCGTCCCTTAATAATCGCGAAAGAAAAGTCAAAAGATAATCCGCCTTGAAAAAGGCGGATTGTATCTCAACTAGCGACTAAACTAGCATTCGTAGTTTAGCACTATTTCTCAGCTTTCGCAATATCTACCAGAACCAACCGTCGAATATACTCACTGATGGTCAAATTAAGCTCTGCTGCCCGCTTGACGATTTGCTGGTGATCACTCTCTGATATTTTAACGTAGATATGCTTAGTTTTTTTCATTTGACCCTTCTGCCGGCTACAATGCCGCCGGCGAGGCTGTTAATATTTAATAAATAGCACTGACGGTAAAGTATTTCAAGCCATCGTAGCGAATTTCAGCTTCTTCTGTGCCATTCTGTAGCATATAGTCGATAGCTTCCTGTAAAGCTTCGCTAGAGACGAATATCTCAGTCTCTTCATCGTAAAAATGAATAGTACCGTCTTCATCAACTACTGCTTCATAATCTTTATATCTGTCTAAGTTCTTTACAGTATCGATAATCTGATCTAGCATAGCCTCTTCATCGAATTCAATAGAGATATCTTCAATGGTTAAGTTTTCACTTTTGCTAAATCTTTTACGAAGTTCAGCGCGCATTATCTGCTCTAGTTCTTCTTTGTCGTTTCGCAAATCAGCGCTTGCTTCAAATTGTATTTCTTGAGTTGGTTGGTTATCTCGATAGAACCATCCTGTGTATGTTGCCATTTTATTCTCCTTTCGAGAGAGTTAGTTTAGTCGCTAGTCAGAGTGTTGTGCTGTCGCGCCTTAATTCTTAGTTGCGCCGCTTCTTATCTAACTGTCTTAAGTATAGCAAATGTAGTGCCAAACGTCAATACCTTTTGTGAAGATTTTTGATATTTTATCAATATGATATAATTTAATTAACTCACAAGACGCGGGCGACTAGCGAGGATATTGGTTATGTCCAAAACTACAGCCAAAAGCAAGCCTAAGTCTTCTAAAAAGCCGCCTACAAAAACACCTAAAAAGAACGGGCGTCCTACAAAATACTCTGACAAACTAGCAGATAGAATATGTCAGAAAATAGCAGAAGGCTATTCAGTACGATCTATATGTAAAGAAAAAGATATGGTCTCTATGCAGACACTTTTTCGCTGGTTGCGAGAAAATGATAAGTTTCGTGAGCAATACGCGCATGCATGTGAAGAACGATCATATGCACAAGCTGAAGAGATTATTGATATTGCAGATAACGCTACTAACGACTACATGGAGAAGTTGGAAGGCGATGGATATATATTCAATAGCGAAAATGTTCAGAGGTCACGTTTAAGAATTGACACACGCAAGTGGCTGATGTCTAAGATGAATCCAAAAGTTTATGGCGACAAGCTGGATATGACTACAAACGGTAATGACATAGGAGTAGCTCTAAGTGCAAAACAAGCAGAGCAACTACTTAAAGCCAGAGCAGACCGTCGGGATTCTTAGAGAAATTGCAGATAACGGCTCTTTTGCCGAATACTGCATTGCTATAGATCCAAAGTACCAACTAGAGTGGTTTCACGCTGAAATCGCGAAAGAATTGGAGCATGGTTACAGACGTCTAATGGCTGGTGAAGACGTTAGATTAATGATATTTATGCCGCCGCGACACGGCAAAAGCGATACAGCCACGCAGAAGTTTCCGTCGTGGGTGCTAGGAAAAAGCCCGAATATTCCAATCGTAGTTTCGTCGTACTCTGCAGAATTAGCGTCAGATTTTGGACAAAAAACTAGGGATATAATGCAATCCGCTACTTACAACAAGATGTTTTCTACACGCTTACGAGCAGACGCTAGAGCAAAAGGTCGCTGGATTACAAAAGAAGGTGGCGGCTACACCGCCGTTGGTGTTGGCGGTGCATTGACAGGGCGTGGATTCAAAATTGGTATTATCGACGACCCATTCAAGAACCGTGAAGAAGCAGATAGCCCTGTAATCCGCGAAGCCCGCGACGGTTGGTATAAGTCAACCTTCTCAACACGTGAGGAAGGTAACTCAATGATCGTATTTATTCTTACGCGTTGGCACGACGATGACCTAGCTGGTCGTGTTCTCAAAGCCTCACGAGAAGCTAAAGCCAGAGGCGAAGCATACGATGATTGGAAGATAATCGAATATAAAGCTATCGCTACTGAAGACGATGCGCACCGCAAAACTGGTGAGGCTCTATGGCCAGAGAAGTTCTCAATTGAGAAGCTACTGAAAAAACGCGCAGAAATGGGCAGCTATGAATTCTCAGCACTTTATCAGCAAAACCCAATCGATGAAGAGAATCGCAAATTTAAGCAAGCATGGTACAAATACCGCGAGTTCAGCAACGTCTTACAGCTTGATACCTACAACGTTATGACGATCGACCCGCGAGGTAAAGACGACGTAAAGCAAGGCACAGACTACATTGGCGTAACTCTTAACTTTATTGACCGCGAAGGTAAATGGAATGTAATATGCTATCGCACAAAACTATCCGCGACTGACCTTGTCGACCTTATGTTTACAAACTGGAAGAGATACAACCTGCATAAGATCGGAATTGAAGACAATCAATTTACTCAAGCCTTGAAGTCTGTTTGGGATGAAGAGATGATGCGCCGCGGAGTTTATCTAGATGTCGAATTATTAAAGCATGGCGGACACAGTAAAGCATTGAGGATTGAAGCGCTGGTACCACGATATGAACGCGGAGGAATTTATCATATAAGACATGGCGACGCTAACTTATGTAAAGACTTAGAGCTTGAACTGAGTATGTTTCCTAAGGCGACCAATGACGACGCGAGCGACTCTCTAGCATATCAAGTACAACTAGCTCAGCGACCAGAAGATGACGTAGGCTCAAGCTCATATAACCAATCATTAGCAGATAGCGACTTAACAGCAATGTGGAATTAATTAGGGGGAATATGAAAACAATAAAACCAGCAAATCATCAGGTATTTGCAAAAAAGCTAGAGGCGGCAGAGACTACAGCCAGTGGAATATTTTTGGTAAAGGATGCGGTTGACAACTTGTCGCAAGCAGAAATTATTAACGTTGGTGATGAGGTCAAGTATTTTAAGCCGCACGATCATGTTATTTATCGTGATTACGCGGCAACACAGACAAAGCTTGACGATAAAGACTATCTGCTAATATCAGACGAGGATATTCTAGGAAAAATAATTGAGGTGGAGGGATAAAATGAAAAAATTTGTGCCAGAGTTTGGAAAAGTCAAAGAACAACAGCAGCTAGACGATAAGACGTCTGTAGTAGTTGAAAACAGTTATCAAAATCACACTGTTATAGCAACTAAGCTACACTATGAAGAACGTTTTCGAGTTGCGTCCATGGCAGAAGCACGCGATAAAGTTGATGAGCTAACACTAAGGATTGAAAACGACGACAGCCTTATCAATCCGTCAATCCGTTACGATGGACGCGCTAGAATATCATACAAAGGATCATTCGACGTCGTATTTGAATATACCAAAATTAAGCAGGTAAAATGATTATTTTCACAACTGATTAAAAATGTGATATAATACAAGCGTAAACCACTGAAACAAACCAGAGTTTACTGAAACAACAGTAATCTTTGGAGTAATCAGTGGCTTTCTCTTTTTTAACAGAAGAAAACATCTTAGATCTATGTAGCGCCTCAAAAGACTATACAGAAAAACTAATGCAGCCTTTTGAGGAGTATTCCCGTCTTGCCAGAAATAAGCCACACGCTAAAATACCTAAAGCGTTTCCTAAAACTACAGACGGTACAGCAGCTTCAATTATCATTAAGTCTGCACGTCGCGCCGTCCAACAATTGCCGACTGGCGTAGTCTCTACTTCTGACGAATACAGTCCATGGCCGATAATTGCTGAATTTGTTTACTTAGAAAAAATCCTACCTAACGCCAACGCCGAATACGACCTGATCCATAAAGTGTGGATAACTATTGAAAATGGTGAGTCGTTTGGGTCGCAATGTGTCTTTACGCCAGTAGCTTACAACGATGACGAGCTACTTCCAGACTATTTAATAGTCTCATGGCGTGATGTATTTATCCAACCTGGTAAAAGATCTGCTAGTGACAGCGACTATTTATTTGTACGCACGTGGTGGCAAAAGACTGATGTAGACAAGCTTATTGATGCCGAAGAAGAACGACGCCGCACCGCCCAAAAAGCGGGCGCACTATACGAACCAACTTGGGATTTGAAGGCACTAGAAGAAATAAAAGAAGCTATTGTCGCTAAAGACTCTAAAGACCAGAGTGAAGCAGAGCAACAGTACTCACTTGATCCATCAGGCATTGAAATTATAACTGGTTTTCAAATTGGTCATAACGCAACCTTCTTTACCTTCAACCCAGCCACTAAAAAGATTGTACGACGTAAGAAAAATAAAGACCCAAGGGCTAAGATGCCCTTAAATTGGTATTTTTATGACGCCGATGGAGTCAATCCTCTGGGTCGTAGCGTCTTAGAGCTAATTGGTCCTCTACAGAACCTGATCGATAGCGATATGCAGGCTTATCAATACAACCGTGCCGCTGCATTGCGTCCAACTATTAACGTATATGGAGACGTAAACGAGCGAACCCTTGAATTCAAGCCAAACGGTCTTAATAAAATTAAGAACCCGAATGTACGTATTGAAGCGATGTCTGTAGATACTTCAGCAATCCGCGACTATCCAAACTTATATGGCTTGCAGAAGTCTCAAATGCTCAACCTAGTCAATAGTCCAGACACTTCAATTAGCGCAGAGGTTGGCAATCCAGGATTCGGTAAAACGCCACAAGCGCTCAAAACTCAACAAGCTCAATTGTCTATTGACGACAACGCATTACGTAAAGGATTTGAAGCATTCTTTGAGGAGTGGAGCGAAACGGCTATTAACTTGTATTTTGCAGAGCGTGAAGGTGTAGAAATAATCCAGCTAGACACAGACACTGCACAGAGATTGCGAGACCTAGAAGCAAAAGGTCATGAACTAGATGGTGTAGTCCTAGATGATGATAATAAGGCAACTATAGACTTCTCAAAAGCTAAGGGAGTACTGAAGTTTAAGATTGACGCGTCAACAACGAAAGTAAACAGCGAAGCGGCACAGCTAGATTCTTTGAAGACATTGATTCAGACGCTAGATTCTAGCCAGTCACTGAACCAAGTAGTACCAGTAGATAAGAAATTAGCCGCATGGAACGCTATTGTTGCTAACTCTGGCATTGATGGATTGGACGAGCTAAAGGTTACAGAAGAAGAAATGAAAGAAATGCAGGAGGCGCAAACTCAAGCCGCGATCCCTGCTACCGATGAAACAGCTACAGCCGAGATGGAACAGCCCGCAGAAGACGAGGCTCAGGTTGCTGAAGTCCCAGTAGAGCCACAAGAAGATATAGAGCCAAGTATTGTAGATGAATTACGACAGATAGGTACACCAGAAAACCTAATTGCTGAAGTACCAAGCATGATTCAAAAAGGATTTACAGAAGAGGAAATAATCGCATCGATTATGGGAGTTATCCAAAAGGAGGGTGAATAATGGACGAAAATCTATATCCGCGCAGTACAGAATATTATCAGCCAAATGAGGAAGAAGACAAGAGGGTAGAGGAGGCTAAGCAAGCCGAAATCAATGCTATCAAGCAAGATATGAATAAGTTGCAAAAGGTACTTGACCGTTGGGATGAGCGCATTACCTTCTACAAGTCTACTGACGCTATACCAGAAGAAGTAATTACAGATAAAGAGAAACTAGCTATTTATATATCGGCAAACAAACGTATTGTAGAGATTTTAAGAGAGGAAAGGAGCTTCTTAGAGAGTGTAATTGACCAAGCGGCATAGTAAGGTACTCTGCTTTGGTTAGCTATCCTCGCTATTGGCTAACCAAAGGAGCGCATCTCACGCAACCCAGGTTCGTCACCTGCAATCGACGCTTAAACAATCTAATGAGAAGGAGGGGTACTGTGCCGTCAGACGCAGAAAACCAAGAAGTCGTTAATACAGAGGTAGAGCAAGAGTCTACCCACGCTGAGTCGACGCCAGCTGAAACACAAAACTCTGAGGCTTCTTCAGAGCCAGAAACCAAAGCAGTTATCTCAGATAGCGGCGAGGTGGTACATGTCAAAGTCGATAAGTCTAAGGAAGAAAGCAAAGACGCTGATTCTGATGACGAGTCAGACGAAGACAGGAAGCCGAAACGGGGCAAAGAGGCGCGCCGTGAACAACTAGAACGCGACTTAGAGGAGGATAACCGAATCATTCGTGAATTAGTTGCTAAACGGAACGAAACTAGAGCTTATCGCCAGCAATTGGAGCTTGACGCACAGAACGAAAGCACATTTCAACCTGTACAGCCACAGCCACAACAATTGCCAACAATAGATCAGATTATGGAGATGGAGAACCCAGAGACTGGTGACTTCTTCACAGAATTTGAAGCTAAGGCGATATTGCAGAACCTACAGTTGCAACAGCGACTAGATAATGTGCAACAAGCTCAGGAGCAGGCGGCTTATAAAGCCCGAGTCGAAGCGTCAAGAAGTGATTTGTCATATAAGGCAGATATGGCACTCAGGGATTTCCCAGAGTTTGATCCAGAATCTGATCAATACGATGAACATCTTGATAACGCCGTAAACGGGTATCTGCAAAGTGTACTTGTTTACGACCAAAACGGCGATGTCATTGGCTCAAAGACAGATGTATATCAATTATATAAGTCATTCCACAAAGACGGTGAAGCACCTAAGCAACGCGCTGTGATTAATGACGCTGGTGATTTCCGTGGAGGCGGCACTAGGATCGTTAAACCATTCGCCAAGCTTACTACAGAAGAGAAGGAAGAATATCTCCGTCGACAAGGACATGATATTTAAGAAAGGTTAATAACATGGCAACAAACACAACCGCAACGCTTTCTGCCGAGATGATCCAATACCTGGAGGAAAAGTTCTTGGAGCGAAGCGAAGCCCGTACAATTCACCTAGAAGGTGCTAAAAAGAAAACTCTAGGAAAAAACTCTGGTACAACGGTTACCTTTACAAAACGATCACCATTTGGCTTGGCTACAACGCCATTGACAGAAGGTGAAAACCCACAAGACGAAGCTATCCGAAGCAACAAAGTCGTTGCTACTCTACGTGGCTACGGTAAGTGGACTAAAATCTCAAGCATGCTGTACAACACTTCAATCGATCGCGAGATGAAAGAGACGATTGAAACTATGGGTCAAAATGCAGGTGAAACAATCGACGCATTGGTCCGTGACGTATTGCATCAGGGTGCGACAGTACAGTTCGCAAATAAGAAAACTGCATTGAACGGTATTACTGCTGACGATATCCTGACGGTAGCAGAAATCCGCAAGGCCGTACGTACATTGAAGAAAAACAACGCAATCCCATATGCAGACGGATTCTTCATTGGTAAGGTTGGTCCAGACACTGCATACAACATTACTGGTGATACAGCTTGGATTGACGCTCAGAAGTACACTGGCCGTGCAGAACTATACAAGGGTGAACTAGGTCGCTTGCATAAAGTCCGCTTTATCGAAGCGTCAAGCAACCAGAAGGAAGAAGCAAGTACAACGACTGTCTACTCAAACTTCATTCACGGTCAAGAGGCATTCGGTGTTGTCGACTTAGCTGGTAGCGGCTTGAAGAAAATTATCATCAAGCAGTCAGACAAGGGCGATACATCTAACCCACTCAACCAGTTTATGACCATTGGTTGGAAGGCTGAGGCATTTGCGTCAGCAATCCTTGATCCAAAGTGGATTATCAACGTTAAGACTGGTGCTAAAGACTAGTATTTAATAACAGTAAGGGGTGGTTAAACACTGCCCCTTACGACCAAAGAAGGGAAACGATAAAATGGCAGAGAAAAATACAACCGAGCTTACAGCCGAAGAGATTATCGCCAACGCTAAAAAAGAGGCTGAGAAGATTATCGCCAACGCAAAAGAAACTGCAACTAGCGGTGAAATCGTAAGCCGTAGCGTATCTAAGGAAGATATCATCGAAGCATACAACAGCGGATTAAGTCACCTAGAGGTTGCTAAGAAATTTTATGGCAACACAAACGATGACAATATGCAGAAGGTTATTGCAGTTATTGAAGAAGCAGTACCATCAGGTGACGACAAAGACTCAGAGGTTGAAGTTACTGATCCTTGGATTGGAGCTTAATAGGTTATGGACTGGACGAGAGAGGGCGATCTAACTAGATTACATAAGGTGTTTAATGACCCTCTTAAGTCCCGTCACGAGCGCAGATTAGCCCACGACACATTCAACAAGATATTACGCCAGCTAAAAGATAAAAAACTCACCGAATTACGTCGTAGGCTAATCCGAGCCAACATTGCAGACGATAATGACGCTGTAGAGAGAATAACTGAAGAGATACACGAATACTCAAGGCGTGCAGGCTATAGATAGCGACTACAGCATAAACAGATCAGACCATTTCGTATAAGATAAGCGAAGTGGTCTTTTTGCTTGATATATGATACAATAACCTTACAATTAAGCACGAAGTGTGACTCTAAAAAACGAGAGCGCGTTGTCATCCAAAAAAGAAGGAAGCGTGCGTCGCAGCGTTGTATAAGTAGCAATCTGAGGTGATCGTTTGAGATAAATACGAAGCCGCCCAAGTCAGTATGGAGCGAAGAACTAGGCCCTCTTGGTGACCAGACAACAGACGATAGCTCTTATCCAATTTAATAGTATTTTTACAATTTGGAGATTTGGGGTTTGTGGTGTATGCTATAGGTACTTTAGTAAGTAAATGGGAGGCTTTACTAAAATGGTATCTAAGGACAAAATCATCAAAAGCACTATTGGTGCTGTTATTGGCGTAGCTGCAGTAGCAGGTATGGCTGGAGCCGCAAATAATAGTCAGCCACAGCAGACTATAGCGCCAGTAGTACAACCTGTAACATATTCAGACTGTAGAACGGAAGAAATACCGTTTGAGACGCAGTACGAAGGTGAAACAGGTCAATATGGCTACACTGAAACTATAAAGCAACAAGGTGTAGCTGGTAGTAAAAAGATTTGTAAACCAAGCAAGCCAGGGTATGAAGATAAAGTGGAGGTTATAACTCAACCTGTAAACCACGTTATAGTCCGTACACCTAAACCTGCACCGCAACCAGTACAACAGCAATCACACTATCGTGTTGGAGCTATCTGTCGAGATGGCTGGCAATCACACGCTACTGGAAGAGGAGCTTGTTCACACCACGGTGGAGTAAGTGAATGGCTGTATGAATAATTACCTGAAAGACGCATTGTCTATGATATTGATACTTGCGCTAATGGGAGGAATATATGCTCTTGGAGTATACGCATATAGGCATTACTTCATTAATCCTACCAACAATAACTCAAGTCACACCAGGAGCAATTCGTCGTATGAAGATAAGTCTGATGAAGATGACGTATATTACGAAAATTGCACTGAAGCCCGTGAAGACGGAGCTCAGTCAATCCGTGAGGGTGAACCTGGCTATCGTGAAGAATTAGACAGAGACGGCGACGGTATAGCTTGTGAACCATGGCATGGTAGGTAGTTGACAAACTACCCCTGTTATGCTACAATGCAACCATGAAAAAAGCTATAGTTACCACTACTATAATTGTAGCTCTCATAGTGAGTGTAGGTGGTGGTTTATGGCTAAAGACTCGTCTAAACGCTCAAGCAGTTACCGAAGTAGTTCAGGAGCAAAAACAGGAGCAACCAAAGAGCAAGTATGATGTAGGTCCACCAGACGCGCAGGAAATGTTAGAACTGGTAAATGAGGAACGTGCTAAAGTCGGTGTAGCACCCTTAAAACTGGACGAAAGATTAAACGCCAGCGCGCAGGAAAAAGCGGACGACATGCAAAATCGTGATTATTACGATCACAAATCACCAGATGGCATTGAAGGTTATTCACTTGTTTTCAAACATATGCCAAATAAGTGTCGATATGCAAGTGAGAATTTAGCCAATATTTTAATTCCAGACAGCAATAGTCGCAATCCTATAAGTACCTGGATGTCATCTACTAAAGGACATCGTGAAGCTATATTAGATAAGGACTATGACTTAGTTGGTTTTGGTATAGCTAAAGACAAATACGGCAACTCTCTTATTGTTCAACACTTTTGCAATCTTAGCTAATAACTAGCATATAGCGCAAACCCCAAATCTCCTTATTAATAAGGAGATTTTTTCTTATGCAAGGAAATGAATCATATCGTCAGTACCTTCAATATCACGCAAACAACCACCCGTCAGCAACCAAACGAGCAGAAGCTCAAGCCCTACTAAATGTTACTGGAGATGACGGCGGGCTTAACGGCTACTTCTTAATGGGCAACGGCACTAATAATAAAGGTCAAACTGTCGGAGAGCAAAAGTCAAACGGTTACACTGCATCATCCCTTAACCGTTCAGTAAATCCGTGGTGGATGAATTCATATGCTAGTTGGCGACAAGCTAACCGAGGTGGCGATCCAGGTCCTAACACTCAAAATATAGGCGGAGGCATAGGATTCGGTGGCGGAATGGGCGGTGGTAACCGTGCCAGTGCTGCTCAGTTGGCAGAATACGACCAAGGTATTGGACAGCTAGAACACGGCTTAGGACGTATAGACAATCAATTAGGTGTACGCTTAGGCAATATTAACAACCAGTACAATACCAAAAAGAACGAATTAAAGAGTTCATGGAACCGTGCAGAAGGTCAATTCAACGATCAGACCCGTCAAAATCAGCAACAGCGACGTACTAACATCAATAACATCAATGACCGCTCAGCAGTTGGCTTACGAGGATTATTGCGTTCATTAGGAAGTATGGGCGCAGTAGGTTCAGATATGCAATTAGCAGGTCGTGCAGTTCAGAACCAAGCTAACCAGCAACGAACAGGCGCAGGACAGACTTACGCACAGAACCAAAAGCAAATCGACACCACATGGGGTCAGTTTAAGAATGATTACGCGGATGAAGACAAGAAGCTCAACGACTGGAAAGCAAACGAAGACAACGCCGCACGTCAGTCATCTCAAACTACACGTCAGAACCTATTAACTCAATTAGCCCAAATGAAGAGCCAGAAAGCCGCCGCACAAGGTGCTAACGGTGCTAATGCCGCACGTGCAGACCTTGGACGAGCAAACGCTCTATCAAGCGAAATTGACAACCTAGGACGTCAGCAAAACACATACAGCGGCAATAAGGTCCAGTACAACGCAAAAGACCTAGACAGCTACAAGGTAGAAGGTGATACAGCAGTTGGTGTTTCAGATCCACAAGCAGCAGGTAATGACCCAACACTAAACATCTACAACACACGTCTAAAACAAGAAGACGAGCGTAAACGACAGAATCAATACCTGTAAATAAATTAGGAGGGGATTAGAGATAATGGACTTTTTCCAAAGAGTAGGCAACTTTTTCAGCGGTAAGGGTTGGGTAAGCGATGATGAACGTCGACGTAAAGAGCAACAAGTTCAAGCGCCAGTTCAACCACGCCCTCAGCCATTACAGCAGGTACAGCAACCTAACATTAACAGACTAAACGGTCTATCTGGTGTAAATACACCTGGGTTGGGTGGTGGTACTAATATATTCAGCCAAGCTCAGCAAAAAGTAAATCCTAATCCCCTTCAACAGGCTAATCAAGCAACACAACAGCTAAACCAAAATAATCAGCCAAAGCCATTAATCCCAGAAAAGACTGTCAATGACGCCCCTAAGGTATTAACACCTCAAGGACAACAAGACTGGGTAAACAAAGAAAACAAACAAATCCAAATCCAGAATGCTATAAACAATCCTACTCAGGTACTTAAATCTCAGGTCCAACAGCAACAGCCAAAGCCAGCACCAGTGGCTATTCAACAACCTCAACAACAGAATAGACCGCAAATAGCCCCAAGTTTTGCTAATCCTGGAAGAAGTCCTCTGTTTACTCCAAATCAGAACTATCTAACTAGCGCCCTAGACACAGTAGAACGAGAAAGCAATAAGTATAAAGCCGAGCAGGCAGCACGCAATGACAAGCTAGACAACATTATGCGAGCAAGGGGTGTTAGCGAGCCAGAAATTGCTAAGAACCGCCAAGTACGTATTGACGCAGAGAACAGAGCTTATTTATCAGAAGACAAAGCTAGACGTGATAGCAATATTGCACAGATGGCAGGACTGGCTACTTTACCAACACGTTCAGTGGTTAGCTTCACTAAAGGTGCTATTGACGGTGCTGGCCGTACAGTTGGTGATTCAGGCGATAAACTATCTCTAGCTGTCGCAGACGCCCTGTATGCCATTACTGGTGATGAGCGATATGCCAGAACACGAAAATATATTGTAGAACAAGGTAAGCAACGTAACGCTCAATATGATCAAGACATGGGCGTATTTAAGAAGAACGACACGGATGTTGCAACAGCTTACGAGGCGGGTCAAAGCGCCCAACGATTGGCGCAAGATATAGGTACAGGTGTAGCCACTGGCGGTGCTGTACCTGTAGCACGTCAGTTTGTAGAAAATGCGGCGGACTTTATTACTAATGCAAACGCTAAAGGTAAGAACACGCGTGAGATGTTGCCGTATGCGTATGGTAACGCGGCAGTTCAGGCGGGAATAGAGAAGCTTGGGCTAGACAAGGTCTTATCACCTATTGGCAAAAAAGGTCTGACTAAGTTTATAACAGGTGCTATAGCAGAAGGTTCGGAAGAAGCCGCCCAACAATTGGCAGAGAATGCAATTGCTAAGCATACATACGATCCTAATCGTAAATACGAAGAAGGCGTCCTTAAGAGTGGTCTTATGGGTGCGGCTCTTGGCGGTCCAGCTGGAATGGCTAATTTTGGCGCTATGCGACAGACTGGCAATCAACCATCAAGTGCAATGACTGCACGAATGAATCAAAATGAAGCTACTGGAAAACTAGAAAAAGAGGCTATAGCTCAACGTCAAGCGCGTCAATCGTCGGACGACACCTCACTCAAGCAAGCGGCAGAAGTAAATGTAGCTAATAATCAGAACAATCAATTACACCCAATCCAATCAGTAAATGTAAATCAGACAGTAGAAAATACTATACCTAACGCTAGCCCAGCACTAAAACAAGCCGTTACCCAGAATATGTCAGATATTCAGCACGGTGATGTAAATGCTGTTGCCACACGCCAACAAACAACAGGAATACTAGAAAACTATCTGATAGAACAAGCTACAAAAGACGTGCAGAACTTAGCTAGCCCAAACATGAAATACAAGCTCAACCCAGAACATGAAGCACAAGTTAGAGCGTATAACGAACATATAACACGTCTACGACAACGTGAAGAATACTTACGTGGTCAAGGAATGAGTGAAAATGCTCCAGCCATGATTAACCTACGTAAAGCTCAAGAGCAAGCTATATACGCCAGAGATCATATCGGTGAGGTAGATGAGAACGGATTGAAGTATAAACTAAGTCCAGAACAAGAAACGTTCTTTAAGGACTCTAAGATTCGAGACGAAAATGGTAATCTGAAGACTGTATACCACGGTACAAATAGTGAGTTCGACCAATTTAGTCCATTAGCCGGTTCATCAAGTAGCACACGAAATAGGTGGGGCGAGGGTAACTATTTAGCATATGACAAAGATATGGCTAACGGCTACGGAGTCAATCTAAAAGAAATGTATGCGAACATCACCTCCCCAATAACTAATAACCAAAAAACTGTCTCATTTGATCAGTATGATGCCCTACATCGACGGGTAAATAACGGCGAGCCAGCATATCGTGAAGATTATGATATGTACGATAACGATATGGACTTGTTGTGGGATATTACTGACAACGGGCAATGGAAAAAATATGCTCAAGACATCAAAGACACCACTGGCAAAGATGGTGTGATTATGGATGATATGGCGATCACCTTTAGCCCAAACCAGACCAAATACACCAATAATCTCAATCCAACAGACAATCCAGATATGCGGTATAAGCTAGGTGCCAAAATGCAGGAGTTAGCTAGCCAAAACAAGCTACTAGCACGCCACCTACAACTGACAGGCGATGAAAACCTTGTCTTCAATGAGTGGCAGAATGAAATGCAGAAGAGAGCATTAGGCTACTACGATCCAAAGACTGACCAAATCAACCTAAATAAGCTTACAGAAGACACTCTAAACCACGAATTAGGACATAAATTACTTACCCGAGTAGAAAACAAACAAGACCTATTAAACTCTATCCGTGAATCTTATGGAGATGACTATTTAATAAACAAATACGGCAGTCAATATGGAAATGACCTGAACCTACTAGCAGAAGAACAACTAGCCGACGGATTCAGTGATTATTATAACGGAAGATTAAATGGTGAAGATAAAGTACGTCTAGGTGCTAGATTAGGTATTCCTCAAAAAGTCTTAGCAATATATGACCGAATTACTGAAGCTATTATGGGGCTTGTTGGTAAACAAGACGCCATTAAACAATTCTACGCTCAAATGGAGACAGGGAAGTTCAGAACCAAACAACAAGTACCTGGCGGCGACGGCCGAGTTAGGACGATGAGTATTCAGCAAAGTAGAGACGGCACACCTGTTGTTGTGATAGAAAACGATATCCTTGCTGGCGTTCCCGCTAGAAATCGTGCACGAGTAATAAACGAATATTTCAAAGAAAACCTTCAAGGCAATAACTACGACCTGGACTACGGTAAGGACGGTACGGCTAGAATTAGCGCTAAGACACGTAATAAATACTTAGACCCGGGGCAGACTGTTGATGATCTGATTGCTAAGGGAAAGATGGCAGGTGAACTACCAGACATACTGCGTATTTCAAAGAAGGTAGGCTACGCCGCTGATACTAAAAATCATGGGTTCGCCGCCGAAGGATTCGAATACAGACAAGCCATTGTAAAGATGGGCGAGAGTACATATAAGGTCAGATTAAATGTTGGAATTAACAGTAAGGGAAAGCTTCTCTACGCCGTAAATGGCATAGAAAAAATCCCCGAATCCCATTACCGGGATTTAAGTGGGGATTCTTCTAGCTCTACTATATCAAATCAAAATGAGAATGTCAATACAGATAACCGTTATCAACACCCTCTTCAAGAAACTATTAACGAAATGGAAGCCAACCCTAAGCCTAGAATGACTAGGGAATTAAGAGATGCTATAGATGAGTTTATATATGAGAATATAGACCAGAATCTATTCCTAGAACATAATGACACAAATATCCTCGGAAGTCATGGATTGACGTGGAGTATCCCACGCCTGCATGTAGATGACCTACGACACCACCTAGGAAAAGAGTTAGCTGGAGACTTACCATCTAACTATAAACGCCGTACTGGTAAGCGAGATATCGATACGGTTGCTCAGGAGATGGGGTATGACGATATCGACGCATTTATCGATGAAATTAAGCGAGTAGCTGAAGCGCGACGCGCAGAAAGAGAGAGAAAGACCCTATTGGCAGAATGGCGTAGGGATCCAGATGTCATTAAAGAAGCTCAGAAGATGATTGCAGAGCGACATGCTGAAGAGGCTAAGGTAGAGGCTGAGAAGCAAAAGAAAATAGAAGAAGCGAAGGCGGAAGAAGAACGACGTGCTGAAGAGGCTAAGGCAGAAAAAGAGAGAATTGAAAAGCAGCAGGCATTAGGAGAAATACTGAATAGAGGGTTAGATGAAGGTCCAAGACATAAAATAGCAGATATAGTACATAATGCTAGTGTAGCTACTGGTATTGACGAAAAAGCTGTTGCAAGACAATTTGCTAAGTTGGCTGAACAGAAGGGCTATGACATTACTGGAGAAAGGGCGCTACTAAACACCAACGCCCGCGTTGGTAGTATGCTAGATGAAAATGGACGATTACGCCCGATAGACGAAATAGCGCCAGAAGTAAAAGAAAAGATTAAACTACCTGGAGCGGAACACGCGGTCCCAGCACCTACAACTACTGCAAATACAGCTACCCACAATACACGACAGATGATTTATAAGGACGAGAAGGGTGCATACCATTCATTCTACGAATACAGAAATATCTTTGGTAAATGGCAACGAACAGGTGCCGAAGCACCAAAAGTAACTTCACCACTACAGAAGAAATTCATAGACGATATTAGATCAGATAAGGCAGTTAATGATGAAGCTAAGCGTGCATTTGATGACGGTCTAGCTATTCAGTACATATGGAGAGAAAACTCTAAGGGTGTAAATGCTGAACTAGTGAGTGCTTTTGATGGTTATATGCAAACTGGAGATAAAAAGGCATATCGCCCAAGTGATAAATTAGTTACATTCGATCCAGACAAACACTATATAGAATCTGGTAGAGTAGTGGATGCACAAACTGGTCAAATTCTAGGTAACTATATTGAAATGACACCTGACGGCAACGTAACTATATATGCAGGTAAAAAGAAGATGAACCTGAATATGCACGATGTCGACTTCAGTAAGATCAAGGAAATGCGTTTTGGCGCAGGTCAAACATGGACTACTGAAGGAATAATAGACCGTATAACAGGCTCATTGAGGCGAAGTAACAGTCTTGATTACTTTAAGAAGGGTGGCAATAAAACCAAAGAGGCGTTACTGAATATTATGTCTGAAACACCTCGTCAAGCTAACGCCGCCGCAGTAAAAGAAGGCAACGCTATCGGTGAACAGATAAAAGATTATCGTAAAAACTTGCTAAAACAAGCCAAAAAACACGGTCCACTAAAGCGCCAAATGCTACAAGACGCCGTATATGTAATTGAACCATCACGTCCAAAACGTGGCGAAAAATCACCATCATATGATGAACGCTTGAAAGTATTTGAAGAAGTTTACGGAAAAAGTGCCGCTGAAGCTCTGGATCAATACAACAGCTTCTTACGTGCTGTATATAAGAACCTGCTAGCCCGCCAAAACGAAAAAAGGGTAGAGTTAGGTAAAGACCCAATTATGGAGCGTAAAGACTATATTACGCACTTAGGAGAAATGCAGTCTGGCAAGGGATCTATCGCGGCTATGTATGGCGGTGCTAAGAACCTTCTGTCTGGCGGAGATGTGGCTATTGAATCTCGTAAATCACTACCAGCTAAATTAGCAGGTCGTACAGGACTATTCAAGCCAAGTCAGAAGTTTAATCAATTCGCTATGCAACGTGTAGGCGACGTAAAGCCAACAGATCCATTTACGCCACTAATGGAATACAGCAAGATAGCCCTGCATAACATTCATATGACAGATGCTATTACAATGAACCGCGCTCTGGAAGTGGCAGTGCGCGCAGCTAGCGAAGCACGACAAGAATTTGCAGGTAAGGGTACCAGTGGTATACAAAAGCTAGCTGACAGAGTAGACGCCCTGTATAATTCGGCTGCTTCTGGTAATGTTAATGCTGAAGAGCTAACGCAAGTAAGAAATAAACTATACGGACTAGAGCGTGCAATTGGTCGAAAGATAGACGGTATACAAGAACTTAATCGTCTGGCTAGAAAAGCCGACAAGGTTGGTGTAGAAAAGTTAGATGCAAAGGATATAAATAGTCTAAAAGAAACCACCAACAATATGTCTGAAAGTCTAGATAAGATGCTTAATGACGTAAACTTTATGAAGCTGATGTCTGATAGCGCAAACGGACTGACTCAATTTGTCGGATTTGTCCAAGAACATGCAAACCGACTAGCTGGAAAGACAGACCCATTCCAACGAGTCGTAAATGATACAGAGCCAAGTAAAATGCGAAAATTCGCAGATGCAACTGGTAGGGCATTGATGAAGCAGGCGGCACTATCTAAGATTGTCGGCAATATGAATTCAGTGGTAGCTCAAACGGCATCACTACCCGCTCTATTCTCTACAACTAACCCGAAAACATTAATACAGGCATTCAAGCTAAAAAATCGTAAAGCTATATTACAGAAGTCTGACGCTCTAGCCCTAAGGTATGCAGATGACAATCTGACGGATGACACCAAGTTTGAAAAAACTATGAAAACTGCTGGTATTCCTATGGAAGTAGTTGAAAGAGGTGTTATTGAGTATACCTTCTTAGCTAAATATAATCAGGCAATCAATAATGGGCTAAGCGACGCAGATGCAGTTAGATACGCAGAACGATTCATTAATGACACGGTAACCTTACGCGATCAGATAAGCACCCCACGAGCATATAATAGGCTATGGTCCGCATCATTCTTACAGTTCACGCGAGAAGTGACACAACAGAACCGTTATGTATGGAACCAGATGTCTAATAAACAGAGGGCGGCGTTCGCTGTCAATACGGCAATTGCATATAGTGCGATAGAAGCGCTAACTGGCAATAAGCCAGGGGTTGACCCATTAGGTACATTGATTGAGATTGTAGGTGACTGGCTAAGCGGTGGCGACGATGACGATAAAGACAATTCAGTACAAGCTAAGCTAGAGCGTACAATCCAAAAAGTAGCTGGCCAGGCAGTTACAGCCGTACCTATAGCTACAGCTATAGTTAATACCGCAACAACAAAAGACGACCGCAAGAAGCTATTTGGTAAAGAGAGCAACTTAGGACGTTACGACGGTACAATACCAGTTGTTGATTTACCTCGTAAATTGATTGACACTAAGGGTAAATTGGATGAGGCAGCTAAAGCGCGTGAAGATGGTGATGACGATAAGGCAGAAGCAAAAACTAAAGACGCTATGTATAACATCCTAGGTCAATTGCCAGCAGGTAGCCAATTAAAGAAAACTATTCAGGGTATTGCGGCAGCTCACTCTGGCGAAGTAAAAGACGGCAATGGTGAGACAAAGGTTGAGTTTGAAAAAGACAATCCATTCAATCTTGTCCAAGGTGCTCTATTCGGTAAAAACGCACTAATACCAGTGCAAGTAGAAGAAGGAAAGAACTCGTGGGTCAATCTATTTAAGACTGGTGGTCTAGTCGCTAACGCGTCTAGCGGTCTGCAAATAAACATGCCAACCAACAATAATCCGCAACAAAAACAAGCAACGGATAATCAAATAGACCTACAAGGGCTAAGTAAAAAAGAAGCCGCTTCAATTAAAAAGAAGCTAAAGAAGGGCGACTATACATTCCAAGACGGATTGCTAGTAAATAAGAACGGTAACGTAGAAAAAGGTGTATACAAAAAGCTTGCTCAATCTCAAGGACAAGGTGATGAAGCATATCGCAACTGGATGAAGGCGTATGACATTGATAAAACATCAACTATTAAAAAAGAGTTCACTTCATTTAATGCGACGTTAAACAAGCTACAGAACGGTACAGAAAAGGTAGATAAAGCTAAAACTGCCGTCAATATGATGACTGGTAAATACAAAGACTTACCAGATTGGGTAAAAGAGCGCTACTATAAAGAATCTGGATATACAAAGGATCAAATTGAGTACGGTGCGATGACATCCCATAATGAAGTAAGTCTGATGGACAATTACTGGCGTCAAAAGGCTCAAGAGTCATCACACGAGGATCTAATACAAGAACTAGCCAATGGTCGCCGAAAGAGTATTACAGGACAAATGTTTGCTAAGAATGGTGTAATCAATAAGCTACGCGCTGAGGGTTACATAACTAAACAGGAAGCACGCGCTCTTAATGCTACTCAGTTTGACACTGACGGCAATAAGATAACCAAAGATACCTCAGGTGGCTCTGGACGCTCAGGTAGTGGAAGAGGTAGAGGACGAAGAGGTGGTAGGTCAAGCGGCGGTGGTAGCGCGTCTCCACTAGCTTCTGCAACCGCTAAGAGTATGGGTCTAACATCTTCTGCACCAAAAGCTAACGAATCATCCGCAAAAAACACAAGTATAAACCAAATCGGACAAAACCTAATAAGCAAGACTAACACTCAAAAACAGATAACTAATACATTAAAAAAGTGGAATGGTGCAAGCACCAGCAAAAACACGCGAATCCGCATTAAGAAAGCATAATAGTGATAATTATGATATAATATAAGCAGAAAACAGCGTGACCTAAAGAACACGGAGCGTCTGGCAATAATAAGCCGGCTCCGTGTTTTTAATTTAGGAAAAACGCCATGAACACTACGCAACTTATATCGGCAGTCATGCTGAAAGCTACTGGTAAGGTGCGCAACCTACCAGAAACAGACAAGAAATACCAGAAAATACTAGGTATTGCTAACATGTATATCCCTGTGTGGCAAAGTGAACCTAATGTTGATTGGCAGTCTTTATATGACCCTAATTACGATATTGGAACACTATCGACAGATCAGGAATATGAAATTGACTTTACTAAGGTTGCTAAGGTAAGCAACGTATACGGCGACACCATAAAGGTCAAAAAAGACAATCAGATTAAAGAATACACTACAGTACCACCAGAGCAAGCGGGAATGTATAAGGGACAAGACTGTTGCACTATCTCTGGTAATAAGCTGGTGTTTATCGATCCTATACGAAGTGATGATCCAGTACTTGGAGGTCAAATAACAATACCTGTATATTTACGCGCCCCACTGCTATCAAGCCCAAGCGATATGGTCCCAGTAGACAATCCAATGTGGCTAGTGGTGATGTGTGCGGCTGAATATGCTCGCAACGACATTCTTTTACAGAACCAATATGGCAACCTCATCAATGAAGCTAACCAGCTAATGGAAAAAATGATAGAGAATAATGCTAGCCAAGCTAGATATGCACCTCTAAATATGATTCCAGGAGTGTCTGACATATGCTAAAACCCCCTAGCAATACTAAAGCACCAAAAATACAGCGGCTGTCAGTTGAGGATTGGACAAACGGCGTAGTCACTGCATTTGATGATGGTCGCTCACCGCTAAGAGGTCTAAGGTCGTCTGAGAATATGATATTGGATCAGGACTCTGTCATTACCGTGCGACATGGTACTGCTAAATATGGTCCCCAGCCATTAGGAACAGTCTTAGGTGAATTGGCTGAATTTCGTAGCACTACAAAAGACGGATCTGTAAACTGGCTAGCTTGTCTTCAAAGAATAAACGGCAAAACAAAGCTATGTATAGCTAAGGGTGAAGACCTAGCGTGGCAAGTAGTAGAAGGTAAAGAATATCACGAATCTGCCCGCGGTCATTTCAAACAGATACGCAACAATCTTCTAGTCATGAATGGAGAAGATACTCTTAGCTACTTAGATATACCAACAAAGAAGATAGTAGCATTTCAGAAAATATCAGACCCAGTAAAGCCAATACTAGATAAAAACGTAGGGCTAACTGGTACAGGATTTAAGGTGTTTTATGCAGTTACCTTTAACTCTACTGTTGGTGAAACCGCAGGATCGCCTCTATTATCTCAAGCTATCTCTACAGACCGAGATATGTGGAACGGTGAAAAACATAACCTATCAATCAAGCGTCCAGATAGTACAGAAGCTAAGTCATGGAATATTTACTGTGGTGTTGGTGTTGACGGCGGCGGAGAGCCTACACTTTATCGTCTAGCTGCCGCGCTGCCAATGGATCAGACAGTATTTGTAGATAATGGATCACGTAGCCTAGACATGTCAGTACCTCTACCAAAAGACAATAACACGGCTGGTCCAAAAGCAACACGAGCCGATGTAGTCAATGGGCGTATATGGATGACTGGCGATAAAGACAATCTATTCTATGTATGGCGTGGTGGTGATTATGGTCATGAGCTAGACTTCTCACCTGGATATGGCGGTGGATATACGCCAGTAGGAAATGGTACCAAGGAGGTGCCATTTGCAGTACGACCATATCGCGATGGTAAAGGCGATCCTAAAGTGACGGTCCTAGCAAACGGTACAAACGGTACTGGTAAACGATTCTATATTACACCAACAAATATTACTTACGGTGAAGATACTATTACAGTCTGGCAAGTACAAGAAGATACTGGTGCTGACGGTACAGATAGCCCTGACGCTGTAGTCATTTACAATAACGACCTACTATATCCAAGCCGTGGTGGATTTAATACTACAGGAACTCTACCACAATTACAGAACGTCTTATCTACAAGACGAATTACTAACACTATTCAAGATGCTATTAGCAACCTAAACAGTAAAGCTATAGAAAAAGCCGTAGGTCTAGCATTTGAAGGTCGCGTGTATTGGGCGCTACCTGTTGCCGCTGATTACAACAACCAGATATGGATTTATGACACCGACCGTAGAGGTGCATGGATGAAGCCATGGAGTATTCGTGCTGACTGGATGACATTATATAACGATAACTCAGGCATAACTCACTTCTTAATAGTTCAAGGAAACAAGATAGTCGAGCTATCTAAGGGCGCAACTACAGTCGACGATGGAAAGCCGTTTAACACTAGCGCACAAAGCGGTCAATTGCGATTTGAAGAAACTGGAAGAGATTGGGCGCGTGTACTCAAGGTGGTATTTGTGCTGCTCAGACCTCAGGGACGCATTAACCTTACCGCCACTATTAAAACTGAAGACGGATTACAAACGTTTACGGAGACAAGATTTTTCGGAGCGTCTTCAAGTCGTACTGGATGGAGCGAGCCAGGTGTTGGTTGGAGCTCTATCGGATGGAGTGAGGTGAGAGGCATACCTGAAACATTCAACTCTGCTAGCGAAGAGGTAGAGCTGGAAGTAGATGAAGACGCTCACTGGGTGCAGTATGGCTGGAGTTCATCAGACCCTGGCGTAAGTTACAGCATATCGAGAGTGGTATTTGAATACGTAAATATTGGCACGAAAGACCAAAGCTAAAGGAGGAATAACAAAATGGCAAGTGTTAGTGACAAAATTACAAAAGTAAAAGACGGCAGCAACCCTAACGTAGCGCGAGTAGTTACCCCACGACCCGCAAACTCTGATACTCTATCTGTAGATAGTCTAACCGGCTGGACTGAAGATACTGCTGTGCATTTTATGACATACAGGGTAGACTCAACTGGTAAAGTGGTCCCAGGTAGTCAGAGAGACTGGAAGGGCATGGCAAATAAGGCTACTGGTCAGATTATTAGTTTACAAATCCAGAATAACGCAATAGATGATGGTAACTTAGTTGGGGATATTGTTCAAGCTGGTCCTACTGCAGGCTGGGCGCAAGATCTAGCCGAGGCAATGCTAGAATCTCATAAAAGCGACGGTTCTCTAAAAAAAGGTGCTGTAGGAGCCGAGAATATAGCCAAAGACAGTATTACTGCTGAATCAATCAAAGAGAAGTCTATTACAGCCGACAAGATAGATTCTACGACCATATTATCTTATAAAAATAACAATTCTGATAAGACTGTAACAGGTAGCATAATCATTCAATCCGGCTGGGTTTATTTCTTAGGAAACGGCGGAAAACAACAGTCTATACAGGTTACTTTTCCTAAAAAATTTAAGGAAGTATACGCGGTTATACCTGTCTTAATCGGATATACATTTAAGACGCCAACATCTCCAGAGAGTTTCGACCAGAAAATTGGTGCTGGTACAAACATAGAATGTGGAGCATTTAATCAGACAGGTACTACTATCACAGCCTCAACCTCAGGCATTTTTGGTGGTGCTAACCACGGCATCTCTTGGATTGCAGTAGGTACTGTCTAGTTACTTAACATACTCTAAAACAATACTAACTTCTGAATTTCCCCAAGCGTAGCTACCAGAGATTGTAATATTCGTTTGATCAATTGAGGTAACACCTGATTGGTGTGTGCCTTCAATGTATGGCAACGCTTGCTTGATAGGGTTATTATTAAGACTGCCAGATAGTCGCATATTTCCATAGTAGCGTATGAGTTCCCAGGCGCTTGTTAGACCTTGAATACCATGTGGCAAGTTTGACGTATTAAAACCACCTGTCATGTTTACGGTACCGCGTACCACCTTGCGATAAATTGGGCGACCATCAATCCATTTTTGACCAGTGTCCTGTTCGGTAGTCTTGTACTTATTGTCTGGCATTGTCGTAAAGTCTATCTTGTCTGACCAATGTATAAATGGTAAAATAGTACTATAAATTAACCAGTGTGATCTCAAGAAACGGAAGCACGTATAAAGACGAAAGGCTTCCGTTTTTTATATGCCAGGATCAAACACAGACCTAAGTGAACGCCTAGTCAAACTAGAGGTGTTCAATGAAAAAGTAGCAGAACCATCATTAGCTCAAATATTAGCCAAACTAGACGGGTTAGTAAGTGAGTCTGTATATATAGAGCGAAATAAATATGTAGATGGAAAAATAAATGATATTGAAAAGAATATCAAAGCAATTCAATACCATAACGATACACTAGATGGCAACGTCTTCATAAAAGCTATCGTTACTGGCGAAAAGAAATTCGTAGGCGTAATCATCAAATACACAGGTCTAACTGTGCTTATAGGTGCAGTAGGACTCTTTTTGCTTACTCAATTTACCCATTTTATTCAAGACAGAACACCCGTTGAAGTAATAGAAAAAGTAAAGGAGGTAACAAAATGATAGAAAAAGCACTAGCTTGGTTTTACGCACGTAAAGGTCGGGTTTCTTATTCAATGGAGAATCGGAATGGTCCAGATTCATACGACTGCTCAAGCTCTGTATATCACGCTCTAAAAGAAGCAGGTCTTTTACCTGCTAGTTATTGGATTGGCAATACAGACACCTTGTTCGACGCCTTAGAGAAAAATGGTTGGGTGCGATTGCCTGAGGACGCAAACGGCGAGGCAGATACACAACGAGGAGATATTTTTATTTGGGGTATTCGTGGCAATTCAGGTGGTGCATTAGGACACACAGGAATGTTTGTGGATACAGATAACGTAATCAATTGTCGCTATCAAGCAGGTATTGTAATAGACCATCACGACTGGCTCTGGAGTGCGTCAGGATATCCACCATACGCATTTTACAGGTATGTTGGCAAACCTCAAGAAGCTAAGCGTGCGGCACTGCCTGAAGTGTATTACGCAGATGAAGTAGCGACTGTATTCGACCTACGACAAATTAGATGTAACCGATTGATTGATGAGTTCGACTGGGAAGATAACGGTGTACCCGTTTCTGTAGCAGTGAGAACAGACAAAGACGGCTATCTGCTGGATGGAGAGATAAATACGGGTGATTACTTCCGAATCGTTGGTAGTACAGAGATATTAGATGAAACCACCGAAAACAACAAACGCTATCTACAACTGAAAATGGCTAATGACGGAATCTGGGTATTAGCAGAACGAGTACGCGGACTAGCGAACGGAGATGCAGGCACGCCACGACCAGAAAAACGCCCTGCAGTAGTTACACCTGCCACGAAATATGAAGTAGAGGGAAAGCCAGAGATTATAGCACCACAACCTACCAACGAAGATGTTATGAGGTCTATCGCTAAATTAAGTCAAGACATCGCTAAGAATAAAAGCCTATTAGAGAAGATTATCGATTTTCTGATGAGTATTTTTAAGTTCAATAAATAAGGAGGAAATATGAAATCACTAGAAGCGCTAAAGAATATCAACTATAAAGACGTAGCTATCCGTGCTGGATGGACGTTTCTACAGACGTTTATCGCGACATTTTTACTAGCTGGCGTAAACTTAGTAAACTTGCTATTCGCAGCGAGCTGGCACGAATTGTACGCCTTAACGATGGCTACCGCACTATCTGCAATCGCGGCTGGATTATCCGCAGCTAAGACTATTATTCTAGACCTAGTAAGGCAGATGAAAGAAGCTGTTGAGTAATTCGGAAATCCCGAACAACTGAACAGTTCGGAAATCCCGAACAGTTGAAAAACTCTACCTTTGACTAAGCTACTGTGTTTGCAAGCTCGGTAGCTTTTTCATTTGGTAAGATGTCATCTGCAAGTCAGTAGTTGACTATATGTAAAATATTTGCTAGGATAGAAGTATCAATTTCAGATTGCCGGCCTCTATCGATTGAAAAAAGGTTTTCTTTCGATTGGGGCCGCTTTATTTTGCCCTGAAATACTAAAAAATAGGATTTTTCTGTCAAGCCCTTAGCACTACGGACTTGTGGAAAACTCCTCGGAAATGTAAAACGCCAGAGCTAGTAATGGTGCTAGTTAGCTGTTGGCTCAAAATTTGGAGGGTTAACAGAGGTGAAAACCACTAATATTAATTCTAATGCTAATGCAAAAAAGTTTCATAGAAACTATAATTCTAATTCTAATACTAATATTAGTCGTGATAAGTATGCTAAATCTAAGCAAATAGAGAATATGGCGACTAGATTGTGCCAGATGTTTGGGAATGAACAATACTTCGCATTTTACTGTAAAGTGTTTTGGAAATTACCAGAAGCTACAGTTTGGCAATTAGCGGAAACTGCACTAGAAGCAAAACAAACTCCAGGACGATTATTTACGTATTTATGTAAAAAGGCAGGCGTATGAGTTTTGACACTAAAGAAGCTAGACGTAAACTTATTGAACGGATTAATAAGGCTAAAGCAGATCGAGAACAACTTAGACTATTACGTAAGAATAAAAATGGCTGTGATCATGAATGGAAGACGTATAAGCAGATTATCAAAATTGATTATTTCGCTACTGTTATGAAGGGTCAAATACGTCAATATAGCGGTCCAACAGCGCCATATTTCATAGTTAAAGGCTGCCATAAATGTCATGAAAAGCATTACATTGACTTAAAAAATCTGTAAAATAGAACAATTGGGGCGTAAAGGTTATAAATTAAACCTAAGTCACTCTAAGGAGAGAAGAATGACCGCACCAATTCTATCAATCACAACATCAAGAGCTACTGTAATAAGTGAATTACAGAAGATAGACGAAGTACTAGACGTAGAATATCAGACAGAGAATATCAGAGAGCTAGCGTTTCAATTTATCCATTATTCAGCAATAGTCGAAGATATGTCACCAGCTACAGTAGCTACTAGAGTAGTACGTCTTAAACAATTTGTTAATTTCTGTGATGAATTACACAAGACTAATATAACCGAGCTGTCGCTTAGATGGCTCGACTTTTATTTTTATGAATACAGAAAAACTCACGCAGCTTCAACTACAAACTCAACAAAACGAGTAATAAAAGCATTCTTCAAATGGTGCAATGAACACATGAATCTAAACTGTATTAATTCTGAGCTTATTAAGTCACGTAAGAACGCTAAACCACGACCAAGATATATACAACACCATGTCATACAACTAGTACTCAACAGGACGTCAAATAACGCGAAAGAGCGACATATAAACATGCTAATAGATTTTGCATACGACACTGGATTGCGTATTTCAGAGATTGTCAATGTTAGCTATAGAGATATAGACGGATTGAACTTATACGTAAAAGGTAAAGGCTCTAAGGATCGTACAGTATTCCTAACTAAACGATTAAAAGACAAGATAGATGAATTCGCGACAGACTACAACCGATTATCTGGTCCTCTATTCAATACAAACGATAAAACAGCTAGAGTGTGGATCCAAAAAGCATTTAAGAAATATGCAGATATTCATATAACACCTCATCAATTAAGACATAGTTTTGCGGTGCGCCTACTAATAGCTGGTTGCGATCTTATGACAATACAAAAATTACTTGGCCATCGCGACCTATCCACGGTCCAGATATACCTACAAATTAAAGATGATCTGGCAGAGAGTCAGTTCTATAAAGCAATGGATCACGCTCAAGGCTATTGA